CTATTTAATGATGTAGATTAGAGCCTATAACCGCTCAGTGGACCGCCTTACCTCACCTTTTTCTTTATCCAATACAATCAAGCACATAGATTGACCGCTAACATAGCCTTGCTCATTGTGCCACTTGTCAGAGCTTGGCAAACCTGCAAACGATTCAGTAATACACCCGCCATAGGTCTCCATTGTCGTATTTTTGCTATGAATATGGCCATGGTAGCAGTATCGGTGCTTAGTTCTGCCCCAGATCTCAGGGTACTTGGCTGTAAAATACTCAGCTAACTTGTTTGGTTTAGGTGCATGACCATGCGAGACAAGAAAAGCAGTTTTACCCCACTCAAACACCCAGCAAGGTGCATCACTCATCTCAATTGTTACTCGCTTGTTATTGCGCCAGTACGCTTGCTGGTGAGCTTTTATCGCCATGCTAAGCACTGAGTCATGATTTCCCTTAACATGCCTTACAATTACTTTTTTGTACCGTTTTAGGGCTTCCTCAGTGATAAAAGACAACACTTCTAGGCCAACTGCAAAGATTTCTTCTAAATGACCATCGGTATCGACCCTGGTGCCTTTCGTAGTAGTAGATTCAAAGTTATCTGAGTGAAAAAAATCACCTAATTGATTGATTACTATCGTTTCACAGTCTGGTGCATTGTTCATAAGACGCATAAACACGTCTTTATGACGTTGAGCAGCAATCTCAAGGTTATAATCATCACCGCTAATGCTCTCACTTGCCAGCATTCCAAAATGTGAGTCACCAATATTGACTACGGCCAGCTCATTACCCTTAATTTTCTTCTGCGGCTTCGGTACAAACGGTGATTTACCTTTTTGGTACTCAATAAACGTGTCAAGTGCGCGCTTTACTGCTTCTAACTGGTCCTCATGCGCCAGATTACTCTTAACCCACTGTATTTTGACTTGTCCGTCATCGCCGTATAGCGTAGAAACACCTTTAGCCACAAAGCCGTCTGGAACAGTGCGAGTCATATCGTGCTCAGGCGACCAACCACGTCTAGCGGCATTCTTTTTGACGTTAGCAATGTTTTGCTGCACATTCCTAATGCTAATATCAATTAGATCTGCTGCTTCTTTAACCGTATTAGTGTCAAGCCTAGCTTGGATTGCTCTACGCTGCGGCTCTGACTCGCAAAATTCTAGTAAACTCTCATCAATCATCACCTAATTCCTCCATGTGTAAGTTATTTGCATGTGCTACAAGCGTAGTTAAGTATCCGATTGCGGTCATCATACTCTCGTCGTGCGGATTAAAGCTATAGACAAGCGAAGTTTGCTCATCATCAATAGGTGAAACTGCTAATAACACGAATTGTATCGGATCAAATTCAACTGCCTGCGAATCTCTTATCGCTTGCAGCAAGATTGCTTCAAACTCACTTAATCCATCAAGATCAATGTGGTCTTTAAAGTTAATTACGTTAGACATTGCGCTTTACTCCTGCATTCCATCGATCAGGCCAAGCTGGACAAGGCCAACCTTTCTCTGATAACCACTTGTGCAATATGTTGTATACCTTGTTGTGCTCATCAACCGCTAAATCCTCGGTAAATGCCTTTCTTACCACCGCTGCCTGCACTGGTTTCCATAGATTTTCTTTAACAGTGAGCTTTTGCCAAGGTATTTCAAATCCCTCTTTCATTGCGGCAAGTACGACGCGCTGATCAAGTCCTGCATCGTTGAGCTCGTTAGCTAAAAGATCGCACCAAACATGAAATGAATTACGTTGAGATTTAGTTTTCGGCTTATCCACGGCGCTAATCGCCGTAATTGTGACCATATACCCGTCTTTGCTGTATTCAATAGGCGCATTTAGCAATGCTGCATGTAATTGACACCTTTCTGCAACCTTAAATTCCATCATTACCACCTCGCAAGTAGTATAAAAATCCATCGGTCGGCTGAGTGCAAGCTAATTCCTCGTCCGATAGCGATGTAGGCTCATTCCTGCGCCGCTTAAACCTTTCTATATCTTGTCGGTGAACACCCATTGCCTCAGCTATCTCGCTATCAGTTAGCTGAGTATGGTCCAGCAATTTCCTGACCTTTCTCTCCATGCCATCGTTAAAAATCATAATCCCTCCTCCTTAATTACACGTTTAACGTAATCTGAATCAACTCCACAAACTTCTGCGTGCCAAAGTTCTCCGTCAAGATAGCCTTTAGCATTGTTAATTAAATTCCTTTCTTCCTGTGAGGGCTGACGCATCATTACCTGGTCCCAATTGTGCTTATCAATCAAAGCCAGCTCGATAACAGATAGCATCAACTTCTTTTGCGGCGATGCCCAGCACTCAGAGCTGTGATCATAGCCAAACATAGGCGCTAATCGTTTAACAACAGAGTGAATCTTAATGAAGTTATTTCTCCACTCTAAGTTTTTAGTCTTCCCTGCTCGGCTGCTAGTAGTCACAGTTTTAAATTTCGATTCCATAGTTGCGTTACGATCTTAGTTTTTTGTGCATCCATATCCAGCGTGTTGATATGCCACCCATGCACGTTAGTATTCTTGGGTAGCGGTGCGCTGTAAACTAACCCACCATTCTCCATTGATCTTAGAGCCCTGTTAATATCGCTTGGACGCTTATCCATAACCTCAGCATACTGCTTTGCGGTCTTACCTGAACTGTTTTTAACCAGCTTATAAAGAACAACTCTAATCGGATCTTTCTTTACCGCTTCATAATTATTTCTATGCGTATTAGTAATCACTTACATTCCCCTCTAAAGGCATTGCCTTACCCTCTCTGCTTGTAAATTGCATACTGTCTTTGTGGAAGTATAACCCAAAATCTAGCTCGGTCCCATCTTGCCGGTTTTTAACAAGTTTTAGATAAACATCTGGCTGATTTAAAAACTTTTCGTCAAAAGGAAAATTGTTATCCTTGAGCGCCATAGCTTTTTCTCTAGCCTTATTCCTAAACACTACAAAAACTTTATCCGCTAAATCAGATATTTCACCAGCACCTCGAATACTAAACTTACCAACCTGCTCGTTCTCATCCGAACCTTTACGCATGTGACACACTAAATGGATGTGCATGTTGTACATTTTAGCGGCTGCTCTTAACTGATTAACAAACTCACCTTGAGCTGTGTAGTCTTCACGACCAACGCCACACATGGTTAGACTATCTATCGCTAAGTGATTGATGTCAAGCTCTTGTCCGGCATAATGCACAAGTCCAAGTACACGCTCCTGCGGAACTTTATCAAGACAATCATAGATGTGCCCTACCTCTTTCATTCTCTCCAACCAACCAAGTGCAAAGTCTTTCGATGGTGAGCAACCTGCTGCTTGCGAACACATCCATTGTAAAGTTTCTTCTGGCTTCATTTCCATTGACGCTACAAGACATCTGCGACCTCTAGCCATTAGATAAGTAAAAACATTACTCAGTAAAAGTGTTTTACCGTGACCATTAATTCCTGACCATATCGATAGCTGTCCTTGACCTAATCTCACAGCATTGTGAGTTTTTGACCACGGTAGTTTATCGCCAACTAACCCTGTACCACCCTCCAACTGCTTCAGCAGTCTATCGCCATAAGAGTTGAATGCGCCAATTTCTTGACTCTCTTGCTTTCCAATAAAACCTAGTAACTCTTTATCCGTAATATCAATCTTTTGCATCTCTCTCTCCTAGTGTTTCCCATGCTTTTGCTGCTGTCTGCGGAACTACAGCATTACCTAAAAGTCTAATTCTGTCCACCCTATCGGCACACCCATCAACCACTCTGCCCACTCTGGGTTCAGGCAGCCACTTGGCATACTCGGATCTTTTACCTTGGCGCATAAGTAACTCTTGTTGTCCATGTGCACTTGGCTTTTGCTTCCCACTGGCCCGCAATCCTTGTACTCGCTCGCTCTGGGAGTCGGCCATGATATAGACCCGCTTTCTTTGGTGGGGTGCGCCAACTTCACGCGCTGAGAATATTCCCCACGCTGCTGCGTAACCATCTTCTTCCAAGTCGCTAATGACGCTGGACAATCCAAGCGATATGTGTCCTTCGACGTTTTCAAAAAAGCATCTATCTGGTCTGATGGTTTTAACATGCTCCCTGATTGTTGGCCACAAGTGTCTTGGATCATCTTCTCCTTTTCTCTGCCCTGCTGCTGAGAACGGCTGGCAAGGATACCCGCCAGTGATAATGTCAACTGCTCCTCGAAATAGGTGTGCTGGGAAGGTTTTAAGATTCGTCCAAATAGGCGCTGGATCCAACTGACCCGATTCCATCTTAGCGACCAGGTTCGCAATGGCGAAGGCTTCGATCTCCACATAAGCGATGACTCGATGCTCGACTCCAGCAAGCTCAATTCCTCTTTCGATTCCACCGTATCCGCTACAAAAGCTAATGACGGTTGGTAGTTCTTTGGTAATACCCACATTTATCTCTCCTTAAACCCATATTGATGTTTCTTGCGGTCCACTACCGCCTTTCTTAATCGTTAATACATCCCACTTATCCCTTAATTTTTTCGGACTCAGGATATTTGACTTCCAAAAATCATCGCTATTGGCAAACCTAAATAAACTTAGTATCTCGCTATGAGAACAGTTATCTTTTTCTCTCATCAATCTAATCTCATTAGCCCAAGATTCAATAGATGGTTGTCGATGCTTTGGATTCAAAGTTAAGATCAAATTGTAGATCGTTTTTGCTGTTTCAAGATCACCATTTTCGTAGTGTAGGTTCTTTTTAGGTTTACTTATAGGTTTGTGTCCCATATTTGGTACTGCTTTTGGGGAAATTTGGGCCACCCCCCGTCCCATATTTGGTACTGCCTCTACTGCAAGGAAATACTGATTACTGGAACCCTCAACTTTAATTCTACTAAGCACTTCTTGATCACTTAAAACTCGCAAAGCTTTCAATACAGTTTTTCTATCTAGCGATGTCTTTCTTGAGATGTAATTCACACTAGGATTACACTGGCCTGTATCACCATTATGACAATCTGATAGGCATAAAAGCACTAACTTCTCAGAGGAAGGCACTTGTATACCCCAAGCCCAGAATGTCGCCTGTGCACTCATACAGAGCCTCTCAGCGCCATAAATGATGCTAGCTCATCGTTCTTATCTTCTTTTGTCTGCTTCAAACCTTTTTCTCTCCTGCTTTGCGATATATCTAAATGCAATTCGTGATAACCAACGGGCTTTATCCTGCGTTTTATGTGACATTCGTATCCATCGTCAGGAAATAACTCGTGATACTTAATTCCAACGCTATCAATAACTTCATTAGCACCACAACCAGACCAGCACTTGATTAAGACTTTGCCATTTTCTGCTTCATCGATACAAAGAGATGGGCTCTTATCATCGTGTGCAGGACATAGAGCAACCCAAGACCTAGTGTGACCTTTTCTAGCCTTAACCTCTTTGGCGTGATTAAGTTTTGACACTAGCTTGTCTGCTGACATACTGCTGGCCCCCTAAGAAAATTCTTCTTCACAAGCACAAATTCTCTAGCGCGAGTCTCAGGCACATGATCTTTCCACTGGTAAACAGCTTGGACTTTACAGTTGTAGTATTCAGCCACTTCCATAGGTGAACCAAAGAACTCTACTAACTCTTCGTAACTTACTTTCATACATACCTCCAATTGATGTGAGCAATGAATGTAATCCAGCTTACATTAAATAGCAAGCGTTTTATTTATTACAAATCGTTAATTGTTTTTTTAAATAAATTAAACTATAGTTCAACCTCAGTTCTGAGGAGGACAATCACATGAATAACATTCCAGACAACCCCGCAAGAGTAGCACCACCAGAGCCACCTAAAGGCTTTTCCATTGATGAAGCTAAGTTTGATTTCTTAGAAAACTACTTAGACTCAGATGATACAAACACTGCGTTCCATGAAGTTTTAGAAGATGTCGTTTTTGGGAACGGTTTGCTTCATGCCTGGTTGCGTAAACTTTATACAGCAAAAGGCGATGAAGTAGAGCTGGATATGAAAGATCTTTTAAAAGATGTTGTGTCTGGCTATGTTGAGGGTAACATATGAAAGTTAAACAGTTAGCAGAAAATGGTCTTACTGGCTCTGACATTGGTGACGCTATGTCTGCCCTGGCGGAAGCTGGATGGTTTGAGTATGAACTAATGGCGACCATGAATAACTACATGAAGTCTAACGAATTTGTTAATGGTTATGCGTTTGCAAAACACATGGAGGCTTTATCTTTAGAATTATGGCGAACAGAGCAGAAAGCTATAGCAGAGCGTAACGCTGATAAGGAGTTGCCATTCTAATGACTCCACTAGAGGCAGACTTCAATCCGGTAAACCATGAGCACCGAGGTGTTAGATACGAGAAGCATTCTAGGAAGCTAAGGTCTGGAACTAATCGCTTTATATCTGATGCAAGTTGCCTCAAGTGCGGATCTTACACTAGAGTCTGGGTAAGCAAAGGCAGCACATCTAAGTGCGTAGCTTGTAAACAAGAAGCGCAAAGAAAGGTTATTGCAAAGAAAGAAGTCAAAGCAGGCTATGTAGCTGTAGATGTTGAGAAGCGTAGAGCTATAGAAGCCCATCAGGAAAGAGCAAACGAGCACTATAACAATCTTTAAGGAGAGGAAAATGAATAAGTCAGAAAGTATAAGTAGTTTAGCAAAAGCGTTATGTAAAGCTCAGAACGAAATGGGTGGTGCTGTTAAGGATGCAAAGAACCCGTTCTTTAAATCTAATTACGCCGATCTCACAGCGGTCATAAAAGCAATCAAAGAACCGTTTGCTAACAATGGGCTATCTTACTCGCAGTTCCCTGTTACATCTGAGGGTGGCGGTGGAGTAGGTGTTGTAACTGTGCTAATGCACTCGTCAGGCGAATGGCTAGAGTCAGAGTTTTACTTGCCACTTGCTAAGAAAGATCCGCAAGGTGGTGGTTCAGCTATTACCTACGCTAGACGTTATGCTCTACAAGCAATGGCTGGCATTCCTACAGCGGATGACGATGCAGAGGCAGCGATGATGCGGGGAAAGCCCGTTGAGGAGTCAAGAGAAGAGCTATGCGACAAGGCAGTTAAGCGTCACATAGATTCTCTACAGTATATCCGCAGAGTGCTAATCGAGCCTACAAGTGACAATGTAGCGTTAGCTAAAGAAGCCTTTGGCGAGATACCAGAAGAAGATCAACGCGCTATGTGGGTAGCACCAAGCAAGTGTGAAACAGCATTTTTAACAACAGAAGAACGTAAATTACTCAAGGGAGCATAATTATGAAAGAAGAAACTGGCGGTTACGTATTAATGATTACAGTTATAGCACTACTTGCAGCTTGGGTTA